TGATAGAGTCTAAGTTTTCTTTTACTTGCCCTCTAAAAACATTAAGTCTACCATCAGATCTAACTTCTGATTCTGAAACTAATTTTTTATATTCTGGTACATCTACATTGAGAAAACTCCCAACAGAGTTGGAAAGATTTACAAAGTCCTCTCTAATTTTATCAACTGTTTTGCCGTTGATAGATGATATCTTAGATTCAATATTAGATATTGATTCTTCTACAAAAAGAAGTTGCGCCATCATGGCACTGTCTAAATCTTCTTTTTTGATTAAATTTTTTATCTCCTCTTTTATTCCACTGACTTCACCAGAGACACTTTCTACCTTTTCTAAATTATTTTTAAAACTATCAAAAGTAGAAGTAAAATCAGATAGGGATTGAATATGATTTAAGTTAGACTTAAAAACATCAAATGCTTCAGATACTTGCTCTATTTTTTCTGGACGTGCAGAATTATAACTCTCCTTTACCTCATCCAAGGGAGTTTTCTTATTATCAAAAAAATCTGAAGGCTTCTTTAGTGCCACGTTTAATATATCTCCTCTATTTTACTATTTATTGTCCTCTTTTAATCCATCTTTCAGCATCTTTGCCAAATCTGCTGTTGACCCAACAAATAATGCATTATTAACAGTTGATGGACCTTTAATCTTTTCCTCTGCTTCAACATCTTTAAGTTTCTTTTGCAGATCTAATAATTTATCAGTTGCATCAGCAACGTTTTTAATTAATTGACCAGCAACTTCATATGCTCTTGGCATTTCACTTTCCTGAGCAAGTTCAAGAACACCATTTAAAGCTTCTTGTCCTTTTTCAATGATTGAATAAAGATTACCTCTAGTATACTCATAATCTTTTTTGATGTCATCAACACCATCCTTTATCTTTTCCACTTTATTTTCAACTACTTCTGGTTTAATTACTTCCCCAGAAGTATTGAATGTGTCGTTAAGTTCATCAAAATTTTTTGTCATAATGGTCATCAGAACCCACCACTAAATCCGAAGTCATCTCCAACTTCAATCAATGCAGTATCAGCAGCATTGATAACAAAGATTTCCTCACCAATTAAGTGATCTGTAATGGTGGTTCCATCTTGACCTCTCTTCACATTAAGTCTGTTTCCAGTTATCTTCGTGATAAAGATTTCCTCTCCATTAAGGTCAACATAAGTTTTTTCGGTAAGACCACTAGCATCTGCAACATTGAATGCTGTTTTTGCTTTTGTAATATCTTCTGCCAGTGTTGTCGCTGCGTCTCCAGTGTAGTTCTTGATTGCTCTTGGTTCGACAGAGTAAGTTTTTTCTCTGGTGGCATTTGAAAGATCCGTTCCAGTGAGATAACTGACTGTAGCCTTTTTGATGATATCTTTGGTTGCGGTGGATGCAGGACCAAATAGATATGTCTTTGCAGTGAATCTCAGAGTATAAAGGAGAACTCTTCTGCTAGTGAAATCTCCTTCATAGTCATCCTGCATGGTAATGTTTTCCAGGACGACGGGAATATCTCTTTTTTCTTGAAGTGCTTCAACCAGTTCCACTGTAACGTTATATGCTGGTTGGAAATATGGCAAAATTTGTTCTACAATTTGAAGTGCATCATCATTTAATTTGCACATGATGGCAAGTTCAAATTGCATATTATATGGGACAGGCATGTAAGACTTTTTAGTCTCAGTGCCATCATTAGGATCCTTTACGGTGAATGTTGATGTTGTAGTAACTTTTCTACTAGGATCATATGTTAGTCCTGTAAACTCAAATGACATTCTCGGAAGAGTAATGGCAAAAGGTTTATTAAGATCTGGAGATTGTTCTATTCTTGCTAGAAATTTTTGAGTCGGACCATATGCCAAAGGAACTTTTACAACACTAACAACATTATCATCAGTATCTTCATGTTTTATTGAAATGTTATTAAACAGAGTACCAAAAGAGATAATGGTTCTCCTCAAAATTTCGTTGTAAAAATATTCAAACATTTTTAAAGTCCTACAATATCTCTATATTAAGATATTTTTATTTAGGGCATACCGAATGGGTTCTGCTCAGAGAAGTCAAGTATCTTATCTGCCTCAACTTCAATAATGAAATTATCAGCAAATCCATCATCAGCACGTTGAACATCAACAATTCGTAATTCATAAGAAGCACCAGAGGTTGAACCCACTATTGTTTCTCCTGAAACAAATTCTCCAGATACCGTTCCAACTACAAGAACATTAGTTGATGCATCCCACGTTCTAACTCTTGCTGTTGTGCCACTAGATGATCCTGTTACTATTTCATTGAAAACAAATGTGCCTGTGCCTTCACTTTCTGGATTTGATAATGTTACTTCTGGAGTAATTACGTATCCATATCCAGAATCTAAAATATTGACACTTAAAACTTTTCCACCAGCACTTATTGTTGATATACCCGTTGCTGTAGATATTCCTGGGAATTCTATATAATTCTTCTCAGATACTTCATTAGTGATTGTGACTGTTGGTGGAGACAGATAACCACCACCACCAAACGTAACTGCAATACCAGTAACAACACCACAATTTGCTCTACCAAATTCAAACACGGAAGTTGCGATACCAACATTAGTGGCAGAGGCAGACATTGTTAATGTTCCAGATCCTATAGAGGAAACAAAAGTATCTGCAGGAATGAAATTGTATAGATTGCTATAACCAATACCAAGTCTTACTCTGTCCCCAACAATAATATTTGTTGTAGTAACACCTGTAATGACACTAGATCCAATGCCAACTGTACCCTCTGTCTTAATAGAGGTAGATCTGATAGTTGCAACTCCAAGTGCTCTAAAGTTTTCGTCTGCGCCTCCAGGTCCTGCAATAGTAACTGTTGGTGTGGTAAGGTAACCAAATCCACTATTACCTATACTAATTGTACTAACTGTTCCAGCAGCAGAAACAGTGACTGTAGCAGTTGCTCTAACTGGTGATGGACTTCCACTGAAGGATATTGTAGGTGCTACAGTGTATCCAAGACCAATAGTTGCTCCAGTACCAACACACCATGGATCTGTAGTGCTATTAAATCCAACTGCAGTTACAATACCTGTAATTGGATGGATTGTTGCAATACCAACAGCGACTTGGGTTGGAGCATCCATTACTCCAGACGTAGAGATTGCAACCGTTGGAGCAGTTGTATATGCTCTACCAGTGGTGCTAAACGCAATAGAACCTGGATTAATAGATGATCCTGCAATTCCTATGGTTGCAGATGCAACACTTGTTCCTGGATGATCAATGGTTACTGTTGGAACACTGGTATAGAATCTGCCACCAGTTGTCAATCCAAGAGTTTCTACCGTTCCTCCAGTTTGTGCAAGTTCATCAAGGGTTGCAGTTGCTTCTGCAGCATTTCCAGTTCCTGTTGGTAGTGAGAATGTAACTGTTGGTGCTGTTTTATAGAATACACCACCAGTAGTTCCTCCTGGGAAGAGGAAAGAAGATGCTCCCACACTTATTGGGGCAGAAGTAATGCTAACTCCAGTGCTAACCAAAGGAGAATCTAAAATTGCAGTTGCTGCTGCTCCGACGTGTTTTGGTGGAGTAAATGTAACTGTTGGTGCTGTTACATATCCTGACCCAGCATTACTTACTGTTACTATACCGACTCCTCCTGTAGTTGATATTCCAACCACTGCTTCAGCTCCTGTACCAGTATCTGAGATAAATCTCACTCCTGGATTACCTGTATATCCAGCTCCAGCATTTATTACTTGTACCTGTTGTACTGATTGTAATTTTGGATTTGCATTTAAATTACAAACATTTATTCCACCGATCATAACTGCTGTTGCTACACCAGTCACTCCTCCACTAGGTGCTGCAGATATAGCCACCCTCGGTGGGGTTGCATATCCACCACCTCTATTCGTTACTCTAATAAATCTGATTCCACCATTTACAATACTTGTTAATACTGTTGAAGTTACTGCTGCTCCAACTAAGGTTAGAGTTTGAGTTGGACCCTGGATGGTATTAATTCCATCGTCAGTTGAACCATCATAATCTTCACCTATAAGATTATTATCAATATCTTCTATACCAGTTGCAATAACTTCATCCTCCAAACGGAAGACTTCGCAATATAACTCATAAACGTAAAGATTTTGTAGTTGATAATATGGTTTTGCATATTCAATATCTTTGATCTCGTAGATCCTATCATCAAGAGGAAACCAAATTAAATCTCCACTCTTAGGTCTAGTTGATAATTTTACATTAGACTGATCTTGAATTAAAGGGGTAATGTAATTTTCAAATCTCTCTCTAGAGATAATAAGTCTTACCTCATCTTTTGATTCAATTCCAAACTTAGAAAGAATATTACCAGCACCTGAATATTGATCATAGTTATCAATATACGCTTCAAGAGGAAGTGCCATATCAAATTTTGACTGCACTACCTCTCTTATAACAGTATTTTCTGTCAAATACTTTCTAGGCAAGTAAAATATATCTACACCATAAGTTCTCAGTTGTTCATTTATTAAGTCCTGAACAAGATTTTGCTCACCGCTAGTTCCTTGGGTAAAATATGGATTTAATACCATGATATTAACCTATCATATCGTATGGAGGAAGTTCATAAGTATTAGACATCTGCTCTCTAATCACTTCTAAATCTTTTTGGGCATCATCATAGATT